CATAGCCAAGTTACCTGCATCTACATCATCCTTATATCGTCTACCTTCAAAAGACTTCTTGCCTTTATCATAAGAGGATAAGCTAGGCATATCCCAATGGTCTCCAAGGTGTACGATAACATCTGGTTTCTTCTCTGCAATATACCTACCTGCATACAACAAGTGTTCCATAGGCACACCCTTCTTAACCTGTGTGTCGGGTATCACTACAATCTTAGTCATAGTCGTAGTCCTCTAAGTAATCCAAAAAAGCATCCTCATTAGCTTTGAATAAGTCTTCCTTATTAAAGTCTAACTCAAGTTCATTATACTCTTCGTCTGTTACGTCTTCAATAAAACCTTCAGGTAGTAACCCTCTTAGATAAAGTTCGTTTAATAAGTCGGTCATTTCAGTTATTTCTAACACACTAGCTTTACCTCCACACTCAGAACAGTTTCTACTATACCCAACTACTTCATACTCTGGGTCTTCCGCACCACATTTGTAACATATCTTATTCACATTTCTCATCCTCTTTCACCCATTCAATAGGAACTTTCCCAATAGCATACTTAATCTTACGCTTATCACACCACTCGCTATACTTCTGTGTTTTCTTTTTGGTAGTCCACCCATCTTTTTGAAACAACATTCGTATATCTAGGTCTGGGTTACACTTAATAACAGACTCCATCTTGGTACGGTCACTGGGCTTAAACCATCCCTTGACTTCAATGTATATACCATTAGGTAATCTAAAGTCTGTAAGGTACTTAGCCTTTTGTAATACGTGTTGACTACCACAATCTAAACACTCCATCTTTCTAGTAGTTCGTTTGTTATATAGTAACGTAGTACATTCATAGGTAAAGTCTTTCAAGTCTTTAGCTACCCTCTCTTCAAATTTAGACCTGAACTTAATCATATTCCCTACCTAACGAATGTCGTAGAAAAGCCAACACATCTTCAACACTATCTGTCCACAATACATCATCATGCCCATGCACTAAGTATCTCCCCTGCGCCCAGTCGTCATCGTCATCCCACACTTCAATATCTAAAAGCCTTATCATGCGTCACCCCTAATATCCATTGGCATCTTCACATCTTTCTGAAGCATCCAAAGAAGCTGCGTATTCTGTACCATCCGTTGATACCAACCTTCCCCAAACTCATCTTCGTATCTACTCTCCACAGTAGCATCCCAATCTTTACTCTCAGCCAATATCTTCTCAGCTTTCTTAATCCCGATTCCACGTATTCCAATAATGTTATCAACTTTATCTCCCATTAGCATTTGCATATAGAACCATTTTATTCCTTCTTCTGGTGTTACTGTAGTCCACTCTTTCTTAACAAAGTTATAGTGTTTTCCAGCTACCATAAGTAAGTCTTTATCTATACTTGCTATAACAGTTTCGTCTGTTTGATTAAGTGCAAGGGCATCGTCAGCTTCCATGCCTTCGATAACCTCTGCCTTAAAGTGCTTGACCATATAATCCCTTATGGCTTGGTAGTGAATAGGTTTAGCTGTACCTTTACGATTAGCTTTGTACTCACTATCAACTTTTAGTCTAAAGTTATTTTTTCCTGTTAGGAATAACCTATAACTATCAGCACCCGTATCTTTAATCATACCATTGATAAACCTCTTGGTACTGTGTAAAGCATAGGGCAAAGGTTCTGGTACAATGTTTCCATCATCATCCTTCCTCTGTGTTGCAAACCCTATACGATACACAATAACATCACCATCAATTAGCAGTTGCATTAGAATGGAATATCGTCTTCTACACCAGCAAGTTCTTCTAACGACTCTGGCGCGTCAATTCGGTTACCATGAATATATAGTGGTAAACCAAACATATTAGCTTGTGCTGGGTTTTCCATGTCATCAGCATCACCAGTACAACCATCAGTAATAAGACCTTCTCCTACACCACCCTTATACTTGGCAGGTATTGGTGTTAGTGAATCAATGTTGTCATATGTGCGACCTGAGTTCTCACCCTTACCTTTAGAATGAATAACCACTACGTTACAAGGTTCGTTAATCACTCTGTCCCAATCAGCCTCTACACCTTCTACTGCTGCTTGGTCGAATATCTTGAAGTATTGGAGTTCCTTACCGCGCTCAGTCATCTCATGAAACACGTTAAAGCCAGATGTCCACAACAGTCTAGGCTGTTCTTTACCATCAATCTCTACAGTCTGTCCGATAATCTCAATACCTAAAGCCAGTTGTTGTGCTGGCGGTTTCTCCTCACCCATGTACTCACGCTTCTGCATACCTAAGTCTGCTACATATCGTAGTCTACCTTCATGCTCACCTGCTTCTAGGTTTACATACTCGATGTCACTACGCTCAGTTGTTTGTTGTTCGCCACGTCTTTTAATAGCCATTTGTTATTTTGTCCTCTATTGTTGGAATAACAGTTGTTATTGTCTCATACTTTTTTGTATTTGTCAATGTATTTCTGCATAAGTTTTACCAAAATCTACATCTACATCTAAATCTCTATTTAACTTTAATGTACTGTTTACTTTACTTACACACCCTTTTAAGTACTTAGTGACAGCTTTTCTATACCCTAAAGGTACATCAAGAATAACCTCATCATGGAACTGTCCCAATAGTTTTACATCCTTTTTAAGTATCTCCTTTAACCACATATCAAAGCAGTAAGTACCAGTACCTTGATTAAGCGTACTAAATATATCCTTCTTGCTTCTTAGTTCATAGTATAACCCACTGACTGGATTAAGTAGCCATAGCTTACCATTCGCATTCTTGGTGGTCTGTTCCTCTGCTATAGCTTTTAAACTCCAATTAATATCCCAATACGCTTTGTGTAATGCCTCACCTTCTTTTAGTGTAGCTTCTGCCCCTCTGGCTATAGTCTTTGCGCCTGCACCATACGTACTAGCATAGTTAGTAGTCTTACCTTTGTGCCTCTGTGCAGTTAGCATAGCCTCATCGAACTTACTAAAGTCTTTAGCTTTGTAAGCATCAGCCTGTTCTTGTGTTAAGAACTTAGCCCTCACTGCAATATCTAAATGCGGGTCAAACCCTTCTTTGTTCATCTCCTTTACGTAGTCGGGGTCAGCAGGCATCATGTAATGTTGCTTTGTCCTGTCCTCTAAACTGCTCATATCACTACCACATAACTCTCTACCCTCTCTTATAGTTAATAGGCTACGTATTTCACTACCATACGGCATACGTGGGCTAGGAATGTTCACACATACTGCGTGTTTAAACCTTAGCGTGTTCGTAAGACCTTGTATAGCAGCTATAACGTAACCATACTCGTCACAGTTCTTAATCAACCCTGACACCAATGCTACCCTGTGACCTAGCACCCCAAGCTCTTCCAGGTTCTTTAGCTCTGGGTGTTTCTCTACCATCCTAATAACAGAAGGGCATAACATATCACCTTTCTTTATCTGTGGTATCTTACGTTGCTTCTGTTTACCCTGTAAATCATAGCCATCTTCTACATACTTATATGTCTGTGGCTTCCACCCCAAACTAGACAACCAATCTTTAATCTGCACTGGTGAAGTAGCCTTTGGTTCTTTAAAACCATTAGGTATTTTGTGTTTAGCATAACTATTAAAGTTAATATCATGCTCTGCACACACCTTAGACCATCTTTTACCCGCTTCTGATAGTGTACCATCCTGTTTAAAGGGCTTCTGTGGGCGTGTAACGTTCTTAAATACCTGTACTGGTGGCATAGTAGCTTCAAGAGATTTAACAGCCTTAGATTGCTTCTCAGTAAGTTCTACTAATAAGCTGTTGGCTTTATCTACATCTAACTTCCACTTGTTCTGCTCTTGTAACATAGCACAGTGCATCTTAAAACTAAGGTAGTCTATTAGACTGTTGTAATCCTCTCCGTACAGTGCAACCAGGTGCTGCTCTTGTAGCTGCCATAGCCTAGTGTTAATCTTAACATCTTCACTACATCTATGTATGTACTCCTCTTCGCTTAAGTTATCCCAATCTTCTATCACTGGTTTAGGTATTCCAAAGTCCTCGCCCCAGTCTGCTAACCCGTGTTTGTTACGTTCAGCAAACAGATACCAACTCAATGCTAATGTGTCGATTAGTTTAGCTTTAATCTTAATACCTAATAACTTCTCTAGCACTGGTACATCATACCGAATAATGTTATGCCCGATAAGTACATCATCTTCTGTTAGATTAACAAAGAAGTCTTTTTGTACCTGCTTACCATTAGCCACCATACAATGTATCTTGTCTGGGTTTAAGCCATTTGCTTCAATGTCAAATACGTAATTCATTACAAAACCTTTATGCTTGTGCCAACTATCAAATCTACCTTTATAAGATAGGCTTTTTTGCTATGCCTGTCACCCTTACCTACGAATGAAACTAACCTAAGTTTACTATCTTTAATAAGTTTGTGTAACCTTTCTGGTGTCGTTACTATTATCTTATCACCTGTGTGGAACACCCACCTATAGGCTTTAGTTGTGGATAGGGCAGAAGGCTTGCCGTTAAACTCCACTTCTACTACGATGTTCCCAGTCTCTTGGGACTTAATGTCATACTTAACCTCGACACCCTGCTTTATACTAGGTATGTATAAGTCCCAGTCTTTGCAGTAGCCCTCCACCTTGTAAGCATCTGGGTACTTGTTTTTTATAATATCAAGTACCTCCAACTCTATCGCTTCTCCCTTCTTTAAGTCTCGTTGAAAACTCATAACGTCCCCCTATACCCAAACATCTTCCATACTTTTTTCTTTCGCGCCCTATATACCCAAACATCATACTTCTAAATACGTGATTGTCTTCTCATCGAAGTACACATCACAACTATAACTCTGTCCAAAATCTCTATCAAATAGCATATAAAACTCACTAATGTTATGCTTCTCTTCAGGACAATCAGGGCTTCTGTCCCTGCTTATACCATGACCATAATGCGCCCACTTCTCCATAGCTCTACTGCCTGTAAACTCATGACTTAATACTCTACCACCTTGCTCATGTGAACGTGAACCTTTAGGCTTAGGATTAACGTGACTATAACAAAATATAGTGATTGGATATTTCATTACTAAGTCTGCCATGTCTGTCATTATCTCGTTTAGTTTATCATTCGCTTCACTAGCTGTAAACATACTGACCAATGCAGTGAGTGGGTCTAGTATAAATATGTTAATACCATCTAGCAAGTGCATCTCTTCCATAGCTATTCTTATATCTTGCCAATCACGGCTTGCACTTCTATCATAGAACCTCACCTTACCTTGCATTGATAGTAACGTATGCTTTAGCATTTCAGGGTCATAGCTAACATCAGGTCTTGAATAGTCTATCCTGTCATGCTTCCCTGCTAACTTCTTAGCTGTCTTAGCTGGTGCGTTCTCAAGGTCAAACATACCTACGTTCTGACTCTCACTATAAACCAGATGTTCTACTAACTGGTGCTGGTGGTCTGTCTTACCAATCTTAGGTGCTGCTCCTACTATATGGATGGTGTTAGGTCTGATACCAAAACAAGCCCTTGTAACTGTAGCCCATGGAAAGCTGATACCCATCTTGGGCTGTTCAAGTGCCTTGTCGATAAAGTCCTCAATGTCTAAGACCTCACCTTGTCTGATAGGCTTACTATCCCACACTGCTGCTTGATA